GTCAGCCAGCCCGCTCTCGTTGTATTCGATAAGCCCGATGCTGGACGCGAGCGCCGATGCCATCTTTTCGTAGCCCTGCACCGTCCGCAAATCCTTAAGGTCCAAAATCGCGTGCGCGAAGCCCGGCAGACCGCGGAATTGATTGATCCACGCCGGCTCGGCCAGCAGCACCATATCGCGAGCGGTGACGTACTCGCGAGATTCTTCCATCTCTTCGCCGCCAGGCATCTGGCCCTCTTCCTCGACGTAATACGCGACCGGACGGCCCTGCGGGTTGATAATCACGCCATCGACGCACCGCAGCCCGGTAAACGGCCCTTCGAGCAGGAAGCCGTGACGGTCCACCTTGTCTGAACTCGGGTTGTGGACTGCTTCGCTCGGGATTAACTGAATAGCTGGAAAATCGGTCTCGTACTGCGTGAGCAGAGCGCCCACGTCTCCGTCGCGATCCACGGCGACAGATGCCAGGTAAAGCGAGGTCTGGAAGTCGCGGCCGCCCACGTCGGCAATCGGATACCACTCGTTGATGAGCCAATCGCGTGCACGTTCGCCCCACGCCTGGTCCGTGCCTTCGAACTTAGGAAGCCAGCTGCGTCCAACCGCATACATTGCCTTGGCGTCGATAGCGCCTTTAGCTGGCCCCAAGTTGGCGTACAGCTTGCGCGAATCGCTCAGCAGTTGCTCGCGGTCGGTGGAATTTACCTCGGAGGAAATGCTGCCGATGGTGCGCACTTCTAGCGGCCGGCGCACAATCTCTTTGCGGTTGGTGGCGTCGAAAAGAGCACCCAGAGCGGCGCGGAATCGCTGCGGAAGTGGCGTCGGCATGGTCAGCGTAGGAAGGCGGCGGTTTGTGAAACGGGAGCAGTAAAGCCGGCGTCAATCGTCTGGATTGCCAACTCGCTTGCCATAATGAGATCAGCAATCGTCGTTCCTGGCAGCGCCTGAACGGTAATTGATTTCCCGTTAAGCGCCGTGCCGACGATCTGTCCGTTTTGCGCGCTCATGTCGGTCCACTTGGAGGCTTGCAGGTCTTCGAGCCATTTGCGCGGGTTGGCGGCATTATTGCGCCTCGCTTGACGCAATAGGATGCTCACAAGGATTTTCATCTTAAAAACGCGGAATGCGTCAACGCAAGCCCGCGTGGGCAATGTCTATTGCCGAGATCTCGGGAGGACGCATTTCGCCGCTTTTTCGCAGGGTTGAGAACTCCACCGCAAGATTGTCGCGCACAATGCAATAACCTTCTCGCAGCGAAGCCTTGACGAGTGACTCGGGGTGAATCGGGCAGCCCGCCTCGATCAGCTTTTGTAACTTCGCAAAGGTCTGGAAGTATTCCGACGCAGCGTGACTTCCCATGATCGCGAAACGGTCATTGATGCCACCGAATCGGCCCCACCAGGGCGTCAGTGCCTCGTTTACAAGCGGCATGTAATTCTGCTCGCAGCTGTGGAAGAAGAGGTCTGGCCTGAGACGCACGAAGACCTCGGGATCCTTGGCCGGCATGTCGCAGTAGAGTTCCCACCCCTTTTGCAGCTGCCAGAGCTGGCGCAGCACCGCTTGCATTGGAACGCTGCGCGCATACGGCTCGAAACGCACCGGCTCGGCCGGCTCAGGAATCTCTGGCTGCGACGGCTCGACCTTGGCAACCGATGTTGAGCCGAAAAGCCCTCCCGTAATCATGTGCGACATCGCGTCCTCGTCTTCGACGGTCGAGAAGTAGAAATGCAGCGGCTGCGGAAGATGTCGTGCAACGTGCCATTTAAAAGTGTGCGCGCACGTCTTCCAGGTGCGCATTTGTCCGGTAACGATGATGACGCTGCTCATAATTTCATGCCTCGCAGTTTAGCGGCCCCGTCTGGATTCGCGATGTAGCCGTCGTCGATCTTCGCGGCAGCGTATTTCTCAAGCGAGCCGGTAACTTTGAGCGTGTGCAGTGGCGTGCCTTCGATTTCGGCCGTTCCGCTAAGTTGATGCGTGTCCAGTCCGCCGGTGGCGTAAAGGTTTTGGATGTACGCGACGGTTTCCTTTTGCTGTTCGGCAGTCTCGCCTGGCAGCCCAACGGTGAACGTGCCATGCACCGTCATGCCCATTGACTTTAACATGCGCGCCGTGTCCGCGGCCTTTTCCAAGTTAAGCCGCTTGTTGATGATGGAATCAATGACAGTCTGCGAGCCGCTTTCAAATCCGAGCTTCACCCCGAAGCAGCCGCAGTCGCGCATGAGCTGCCAGGTCTCTGGTTTCACCGTATCGGCTCGGCACATCGCGGACCACGGGAGCCCTATTTCCTTCATCACCTGCGAAATGGCGCGGGTGTGCTTCTCGGTCAGGTTAAAGGTGTCGTCGTCCAGATAAATTGAGTTGTAGCGCACGCCGGCATCCGCGGCCGCGTTAATCTGTGCAATAATTGATGCCTTCACCCATTCCGGCGTGTGGCATCTGACTGTCCGAGCGCGGGTGCCGTCGGGGTCGTTTCCAGTCATCACTGCCGGCCAAACGCAGAAAATGCACTTGTAAGGACAGCCCCGGCTGGTGATGAGCTGCAGGTGCGGCGACTTTTGTCCGGTCGGGCATGCGTCCCAATAATGCCCGATTGTTTCTGGGTCGTGCAAAGGGAACGGCAAAGAATCCATTTCCTTTAGCGTCAGCAGGTCGTGTTCGAGCACGCCACGTTTGCCGCCGATAACCTTCGCAATCTGCTTGTCGTATTCGCCCTTTATGATCGCGACCACGTTTGGGTGATCGGCCAGAATGCTGTCGGCCTTCGCGCAGTCGAGCGGTCCGCAAAGAATGATCTTGGCCTTGGTTTGAGCAGCAAGCCAGCGAATCACCTTTTGATCGTGGACCCACGCCGCGGTGGCGGTTTCAATCACCACGAAGTCCGGCGCAATCTGTGCGACGGCTGCACAGAATTCGTCGTAGGTCTCGCCACGAGCGATTGAATCTCTCACCTGAATTTCGGCTCCCGCCAGCAGCTGCTGCGTCATCGCCGCGGCCGAGGTCAGGAAAAACGGGAACGGCAGATACCCGCCAAACTTGAAATCGCCTGGCTTGTGAACGCTGTAGCGCGTGAAGGGCCAACGGGAGCCAGCCCGCACGCCGATTAGTAGCTGTCCGTTGCTCGGATCAATGTCCCACCACGGCGGGTTGGAGAATATGATTTTCATCGTGTTTTTCTGGTGAAGGGATAAGTTGAAGGGCGAGTGCCACGGCCACCTGCATGGCCTCGCAGTCCCACATATGGTTCGGCCCTTGTTTCGTCCAGCGCCATTCGCTGCGGCCGGTCGCCTTGCTGATGCGCTCGCGCTTGATTTCGCCGCGCAGGTGGCGTGCATACTCCTCGCCATGATCGCGGCCGCATTCCCACGGGTGTGAGGTTCCGGCGACGAGCGCAGCCAGGATGTCCTTTACTGGATCGGATGCCCAGAACATGTAACGAGCGTAGCCGCCGGGCACCTGCGTTTGTTTGATGCTCGAAAAGAATTTCTGCACCTTCTGCCCTCCACGGCCTAGGTGCGCAAACGAGTCTTCGCCGCTGCCGTGAAGCGCCGTCCAGCCGTAGCGGATGCAGTCTTCGTAAACTTGAGCCGTGGAAAACTGCGCGTCCTCGAAGCACAGTTGCGGCTCCACGCCGAAGCGGGCGCGCACTTCTTCGGCCTGTTCGGTCGTGCTGATTTTGCCACGCCAGAGCAGCCGCGAGCCGCCGTCGCTGCGCCAGGCGCGAATGACCGCCCAGAAATGGTCGCGCTGCCGGTCAATGGTCATCATGCGGCGCGCTTCGTTTTCTATGCGTTCTGCGGCCTTCTCTTGAAATTCGCCCAGCAGGTAATCGCCGCGCAGCTCCACGGTAGCCCGCGTGATTTGCTGCTCCTCGTTGCGCCAGGGTAGCGCCAGCCGTTGCATGTAGAAATCGCGCAGCGGCGCGATCTGGCCGCGTTTTTTAAACTCGCCGGCCTGGATGAACTCCACGGCAAGCTGGCCGAGATCCTCCGCGAGCAGCGCGTTCCAGTTAAAGCTGCGGTGTTTCCCGTCTCGGTCAGAGCGCGGCGCGCTGTACCGCCCCGTGGCGTTCCACTTAGCCCGTGTGCCGGCCGAGTTCGTGTGTTCGTGACCGCACCGCGGACAGAGCCACCGGGTTGATGCTCGCACCTTTTGCTCGTCCCATTGGCCGTTGTCGCGCTTCGCGTTTTCGTCCCAGACGACGCACGCACGCTTTGCGGCTTCGCCCTCGGCGCGGCCGAAGAAGACCAGCGGTTGAAACGTGCCGCACCCGAAGCACTGCACGCTCCAGGCTTGGCTGGTACCATCGTGCCAGAGCCGGTCGAAATCGTCGCCATCCTGCGAGCCCTGGCTTTCGTTCAGAATCTTTGAAATCCCGTCGCGGGCGTAAGCCGAGACGCGCCGGCGGGCGTGCGTTAGCAGCCCTTGCTTCCAGAGCCAGCACTCGCTGTTCAACTTCCAGCGGATCGACTTGCTCTGCAGATTGTTAAGATTCGCGCCGTTAATGATGATGTAGAAATCGCCGAAGTAGATTTCGCAGGTTGCCGCGTCGTGCTTGTTTTTCGGCAGCAGCCGAGCCACCGGCTCACAGTTGCGCAGCAGGTTTCGGTAGCGTCCCTTGACGTGCTCGGCTGCGCTCTCGTCGTCCTGCTGGGTCCACATGATCGGCCCCGGCTCGTTTGCGATGGCCCAGAGCGAGCAGATTTCCACGAACAGCGTTTTGAGCGTCTGGATCGCAGCGCGGCATGTCACCTCGCGCACGCGCTCGTCGGCCACAGCCTCGAACGGTTCAAGCAGGTGTCTGCAGGTGCGGATGTCAAAGGCGCCCTGGCGAGCGTAGCCACCGCCCAGCTGCACGAAATCCCGCGCCCAATCGTGAATCGGCCGGCGATCTGGAAGCGCCCAACCGCGACGCCAGCCCTGCAAATTCTCGACGCTCATTCGGCAGGTTGCGCGGCCTGTGCGGCGGCCTTGCGTTTGGCTTTCTGCTCAGTCTTCCAGTCTTCCAGCGCGTTCTGCATGGACACGCACACCAGGTCCGCGTGTTCACGGGACAGCTTGCGGATCTCGCCCACGTCCAACCCGGCGACTTTAGGCGGAAGCTCGGTCGTGAATCCCTGATACATAGCGGATTTTACCCTGGCCGCCAAAAATAACAAAAAGTTGTCCACATCCTCCGCGGGAATCAGCTTCGCCTCGGCTTGTGCGATCTTAATTTGATTCAGCCGTACCTCGCTCGCGAGCTTTTCCACGAGCAACTCTTCGCGACGCCGGCTTTTCCGAGGCCCAGCCTGGCCGAGCCCGTGCCGGTCGATGAATTCGCGCCACTCGGCCTCGGCGTAAGCCTTCGGCGAGTCGGGATATTCGCGCTGCCAGTTGCGGATCGCCGTCGGCGAACAGCCGAGCGCCCGCGCCAGCGCCGTGTGCGTCTTGTGTTCGCTCACTAGATCTTTTTGAGGTCGTTGATCGCGCCGGCCAGTTCTGGGAAGTGTCGCGCAATCACACCCAGCGCCCGCTCGGTCTCCTGCTGCTCAGCCTGTTTCGTGCGGTTGTGCTTCTTTCCCAGCTCCGTAAAGCTCCTGGTGAGCTGGCCCAGGTCGCCGGTTGAAAGCCGCAAGTAAAGCCAGATGGCTTCCGTGCTTTCGGGATCGGCCCCCATCCTTCCGAGATTGTAAATCCAACGATGCACCCGCTCGGGCGTTTCAAGTTCGCGCCATTCAATCAGGCGTTCGGCGATTTCCCCAACGAGCTCAGCCCGCTTCGGCCGTTCCAGCTGAGCCCACGGGTTCGTGGTCAGGTTTGGCTGCAGCGGAACAAAGTTCACTGGTAGCGGGCCAGCGGGCTTTCCAAAATGCGGCGAAGCTCGGGAGTCAGCGTGGTTTCGATGTCAAACAAGTCGGGCTGATGCAGCGTCTCCACGGTCGCCAGCTTCAGATCCAGATTCTTCAGCGCCCGCAAATCCTCGTCATAAGCCGAAACGGCCTGTTTCTTCGCCGCCGACAAAACGTGGGTTGCTATTCTCACGCGCAGCAAAACGTCGCTCGCGGTCTTGTAGGGTGTGTGTGTCTTGCTCACAAATGCAGCGAAAGGTTTACATGTAAAAAGTCAACGGTAAGGAAAAGTGCCGTTTCCTTTGCATTTCGGACTGTCAGATTATCAAAACAGGCACCAGGAGTCATGTTTGATCGAATATGTGCCTTAAAACGCAAGGAATCGTGTGTTTTGGGCCATTTAGCGGCTTAGGTCTTCTTAAAATAAACCCTCGGCTTGTGATCTGGCGCCTCCAGGAACTGCTGTGACGACTTGTGCAACCATAGCCCCCGGATCGGCTCTTCGCCCCCTTCGCGCTGTTTCCAGACGGTAAGCTGTCCGTCCTTGATCTTCTCCAAAGCGACCCGGCCGGCGAGATCGCCCGGCGGCATCGTCTGCAGCCTCTGCTCTTTGTCCTTGTTTCGCCAGACCGTAAAGCCGTTATGCACTAGGTCAGCCAGTGTGCCAGATCCGCGGACATCCATTTTGCCGGGCACCTGGGCTTCGTCGGCGCCTTTTCGCGGGTGTGCGACGATGTGAACGTGTCCAAACTTACCGGCAAAAGTCGTTAGCTCGCCAACAAATTCTTTCTGTTCGTCGTAATCGTCTTCACCAATCGCGCAGCGCACCAGCGAATCAATGACAAATCGAGTGCAACCGTAGCGCTTGGCGGCGTATTCCATCACGCCCAGCAGCTCACGCCACGGCATAATTCCCACGCGATCAACAATCCAGAAATGTCCCGCCAGCCAATCCAAAGCACCTTTCGCGAGCGCTTCCTCTGTTTTGGCCGGCATCGTTCCAAGAGTCATCCGCACCAGTTGCGCGGCCACCTTCGCGCCGGGCATTTCCAAAGACGCCACGCACACGTTTTGTCCCTGGAACGCATCGTGCAGAGCAAATTGCATAAGCAGTTGCGACTTGCCATGCCCGTTAATGCCAGACCAGAGCGTGACCTCGCCGTGTCGGCAGCGCCACGGCATTGATATTGGCGGCTCCGTCCCGATGGCGCGTTCGTTTGTTGGATGCAGAGCCTCCCAGGCGTCGGTTGCAAAATCCCCGATTGAACGCAGGGTTTCGGGATCCAACGTTCTCGCCTCGGCGACAGCAGCTTCCCATTGCTCACGCCCGAAATCGTTGTGCATGAGCGCCTCGTTCGCGTCCTTAACCGGAAGCGTCACTCGAAAGCAGCGAGTGCGCCCCAATCGCTTGGCGATCTGCTCGGCACAAGCCCGCCCCTCTGTGTCCATATCGGTGCAAATCAGAATGCGCTCGAATCGCTCCAGCGCCTCGTAATCGTGTTCGATCCAGTCAAACGCTTTAACGCCACGCGGGATTGAAAGGGCGCGAGTGCCCCATGATGCGACCGTAAATGCGTCGATCTCGCCTTCGGTGATGCAGATCTCGCGGTCGTTTGGCTGAACGGTTTTCCAGCCTATCAAATGGTCTTTTGACTCCGCGCTCGACCAGGAGCGCTTTTTCCCGTCCGTGTCACGGTCCACCGCCAGATATTTGACGAGCTCAATATTTTTACCGCTCGGATCGTGAGCGGGAAAAACGCAGGTCGGCCCACTCGCCCCGTGGATCATCTGTCGCACATCGTAAGCGCGCAGGATCTCAGCAGGAATAAACCGTTCCTTTGTCAGATAGTCGAAGACGGCGCCGCCACTCTCAAGCGGGGTTACGCGGTCCAGCACCGGCTTCACGAATGTTTTCGCAGCCACGAATGGCTTGGCGAACTTCCGTTCGTCGCGATCATCTACGCCGAGCCATCCCTTGATGTCGCGCAGCGCCGTGATAAAGTCTTGGCCCTTGCATTCCATCCAGAGCG